CGCTCAAGCCGTTAATGGTAGCAATAGAGTAAGATTAAAAGGGTTGTCTATTACCTCTGGTGGCACTGCAGGTGATGTAGAGTTTGTAGATGGTTCACCAGAAGATGGTACAACTTTGTTTAAATCTAGAACAATTGGCACAGCCAACACTGTTATAGACAGAACTATACCTTCAGAAGGAGTGGTATTTAGGAGTGGTTTAGTTATTAAGTATACGCTAGACACTGCCGATATGATTACCATTTTTCATGCGTGAATATTACAAAAGAGGGCGCAAAGTAAAGGGCAAGGGCATGAAAGGCATGTCTATTGGTAGTGGGGACAAACGCCCTACCAAGTCTGGTGCGGGTATGACTGCTAAAGGCGTTGCCAAGTATAGAAGAAACAATCCTGGATCAAAACTTAAGACCGCTGTTACAGAAGATAAACCTACAGGTAAGAGAGCATCTCGTAGGAAATCATATTGCGCTCGTTCAGCAGGGCAAATGAAGAAGTTTCCTAAAGCAGCAAAAGATCCTAACAGTCGTTTACGGCAAGCAAGAAGAAGATGGAAGTGCTAATGGCTATGTCTCGCGCACAAATGGGTAAGCAGATAGCAAACCCACCAATGAAAAACAAAATGTCTAAACTCTCGCAGAAGAGAAAAAAGAAGGCAGCAATGGAGAGAAATAAAAAGGATGGCGTATCTACAAAGTAATATACCCTATTTTAAAGCATGGGTGAGAAGAGAGTACACGAAGAATTTTATAGATTATCACGGAGAATTTTTACACGCTATGGTGATCGCAGTAACGACAATGCCGAATAGGACTCTCAGTTTCCAAGTAATATTTACTGGATGTGAAACTGATGATACGGATGATCCTAATGTACACGGTGGAGCTATGTGGGCGAGAATGCCCCTAACAGCTCTTGTTGCTGATGTGATGTATGAAGAATGGCCAAAAGAACTTCCTCCGTATATAGCACAGCCTTGGGACTGCATGTCTCATAACCACTCCGTTTATAAATTAGAAAGAGCCTCACCTGCACCTTGGATAGCTAAAGTTGATGGTGAGTTCTATCCTGCGAAATACTACTTCACGGTAGATTATACAGATAGTGAAGTAGCTGACGATCCTGCACAACATAAACAAAGTCATGTACTTGAATTATTAGACGCAGGAGAGTATACAGGTAATATTGTTGCTCTACCCAACAATAGAGTTCGGGTTACACACCCTGCGTGGTTTGAAACAGGTGAAGGCGCACCAGACTTTAGACCAAACCAACACACTTTTCATTCTAAGCAAAACCATGAATATGTGTGGGATACTCAACGTGTTTTTAACAACTTGTATAAGGATGAAGAAGATGATGAAGAAGAAAATGATGGCTAAAGGCAAAATGGTCAAGAAGATGATGGCAGGTGGTAAAACCAAAAAGATGATGTCTGCAGGTGGCGAGCTTAAAATGGTTAAAGGAAAAGACGGTAAGCAAGTTCCGTTTTATGCTGCTGATGGCGTTGGCAAGATGAAAGCAGGTGGTATGACCAAGAAGAGTTATGCCAAAGGCAAAATGGTTAAAAAAGGTATGGCTGCAGGCGGTAAAGCTAAAGGCAAAGCCAAAGGTGGTAAGTCTAAGGTACGTGGAGCAGGTATTGCCCGTAAAGGTGTACGCCCTGCTAAGATGAGGTAGACATGCGTAGTTATTATAAATCTGGTGGTAAGATATGTCCAAAAGGTAAAGCTTGGGCAAAACGAACCTTTGACACTTACCCCAGTGCGTATGCTAACATGGCTGCATCTAAGTACTGCAAAGACCCTAACTACGCTAAAGGTAGCAAAGGAAAGAAGAAAAAATGACGTTAACCAATCGCAATAAAAGAACAGTTAAGAAGGTTGTAAAAGGTTTAAAGAAAGCTTCTCGTTCACATGCAGGGCAGGCTAAAAAACTTGAAAAGGTTGTAAGTTCTGCTACTAAAAAGAAGAAGAAAAAGTAATGGGTGATCTTAAAGATTGGGTAAAACAAGACTGGGTTCGTATCGGTACGGACGGAAAAATAAAAGGTAAATGTGGTACTTCTAAAGATAAGAAGAACCCCGATAGATGTTTACCAAGAAGTAAGGCAAACAGTCTGAGCCAATCACAGAGAGCGACCACTGCTAAGAAAAAGAAGCGAGAGGGCGCAAAGGGAAAAACAGTAGTAAAGAATACAAAACCTGCTACAGTGAAGATGCGTCAAGGCGGATTAGCAAGGAGACGAAGATGAGTACCAGACAAGAACAACTAATAGATTTAGCAAGAGAAGGTAATTCAGAAGCTTTAACAGATTTATTTAAGGAGTATCCTGCTGCTTATAAAAGAGTGACTCAAAAAGAAGGTCTTAAAAACGGGGGGCTTGCTAGAAGAAAAAGAAGTATAGCACGAGGTTGTGGCGCTATCATGGAGAATAAACGTAAGAAAACTTTATATACTTAGGAGACGAGTATGACAGATTTTAAGATGGTAGAGATAGGCACGGATAAAGATGGTAATTCTCTCTACAATGTTCGTGACAATAGTAAAGGCGGCGAATTAGTTGTTGAGAAAGCTTTAAGTTTATCAGAAGCAGAATCATTAATGAATAGTGGATCGACTTCTAGTTACAAATCTATGTCTAAATTAGAGTTAGAAGCAATAATGCGTGAGCATGGTATAGAACTTGATAGACGAAAGAGTAAAAAAGAGTTATTAGAAGAAGTAGAGAACTTCTTTAAGGAGTAATAGATGGCTACTTCAGGAACTACCGCCTTTGATATGGACTTCACGGAGATCGCTGAAGAAGCGTGGGAACGTGCGGGACGTGAAATGCGTTCTGGATATGATCTAAGGACTGCTCGTAGGTCTATGAACCTAATGACTATTGAGTGGCAGAACCGTGGTATCAACCTATGGACTATTGATGAGGGCACGGTTAGTCTTGTGAAAGGTACATCTGAATACGCATTACCTGCGGACACAATAGATTTACTTGAGCAAGTTATCAGAACCAATGCAGGTAACGCATCTACACAATCTGATCTTACCATAAGTCGTATAGGTGTGAGTACTTACGCATCTATTCCTAACAAGTTAGTACAAGGTAGACCTATTCAAGTGTGGGTGGAGCGACTTGCTTCTGCACCAAGCATTAATCTTTATCCTGTACCTGATCGTAACGACTATGTTTTTAAGTATTATCGTATGCGTAGAATAGAAGATGCAGGTAGCGGTGTTGAGACTTCGGATATGAACTTTAGGTTTTTACCGTGTCTTGTAGCAGGTCTAGCTTATCATATAGCTATGAAGATTCCCGAACTTGCAGGACGTATTGACATGCTCAAAGCAGCTTATGATGAACAGTATGGTCTTGCTGCAGGAGAAGATAGAGAAAAGACTTCAGAGCATTTTGTTCCAAGAGTAGGAAGGATATAATGTCAAATAAGTTTGCATCCTTAAAAAGAGCCATAGCAGAATGTGATATTTGTGGGTTTCAATTTAAACTTAAAGAATTACGAAGTTTAATTGTTCGTGGGCGAGATACAAATACACTTGCGTGTCCTGAATGTTGGAGTGCAGATCATCCTCAAAATAAACAAGGACTGTATCCTGTGAGAGATCCACAGGCAATTCGTAACCCACGTCCTGATTTTGCAGGTCGTGATAGCAGTAGAAATATACAATGGGGGTGGAATCCTGTAGGAGATAGCAAAAACTTTTATGGTTTAACAATCAATAACCTACAAGCTACAGGTGCAGTAGGTGATGTTACGGTAACGACGGGGTAAAATATGAATTACACTTCTCTTAAAACAAATATAAAAGACATTTGTGAAACTACGTTTACTGACGATCAACTTGCATTGTTTACCCAACAAGCAGAACAAAAAATATTTAATGCTGTAGAATTACCTTCTATGCGTAATGTAGATAGTGGACCTTTAACAGCTACAAACAAGTTTTATTCTCCTCCAAGCGGGTTTTTATATACTTACAGTATTGCTATAATTGATAGTAACACGATATATTATTTATTAAATAAAGATGTTAACTTTTTGCGGGACGCATACCCTATAACTACAAGTGCAAAACAAGGTCGCCCTAAGTTTTATGCTTACCATAAAACCACTGGGTCAACTGTAAATTTAATGCTAGCTCCAACTCCAGATCAAAATTATGAAATTGAACACACATACGCTAAGTACCCAACTTCTATAGTTACCGCAGGTGGTACGTATCTAGGAGATAATTTTGATGCTGCTTTGTTAAATGGTGCGTTAATGGAAGCAATAAGATTCCAAAAAGGGGAGCCTGATGTAGTTGCTATGTATGAAAAACAATATGCGTTGTCTATAGCATTATTAAAGAACTCTGTAGATGGTAAACTAAGACAAGATACATACCGTTCAGGACAGTATCGTATGGATGTAGGTTAGATGGCTTTTACTGGTAATTATATGTGTACGTCTTTTAAGGTCGCTCTTCTAAATGGAGAGATGGACTTTAGCAGTGATACATCACAGTCATTTAAGATTGCTTTATATACTTCAGACGCAACTCTTGATGCTACTACAACTGCGTACTCAACAACCAACGAGGTCTCAGGCACAGGTTATACAGCAGGTGGTAACACGTTAACAATAGCTACTAATCCTACAAGTGATACAGATGGGACTGTAGCCTACTTAGACTTCTCCGACACAACATGGTCAAGTTCTTCAATAACAGCGAGAGGGGCGCTAATATATAAGTCTGGGGGTACAACCCCTGCAGTGGCTGTGTTAGACTTTGGAGCTGATAAAACGACAAGTAGTGAAACTTTTACAGTTACGTTCCCTTCTTCGTCTGCTACTACTGCAATAATAAGAATCGGTTAGAGGATTAAAAAATGGTAAGTGTATATACAAATCATCTTAGATTAGAAGAGATAGGTACAGGTGAGCAATCGGGTGATTGGGGAACCACGACCAACACAAACTTAGAACTGATCGCAGAAGGTTTTAGTTACGGCACAGAAGCGATAGGGGATGCAGACACTACTATTACAATGGCAGACGGAGCTTCAGATGGCGTAAGGTCTTTGTATCTTAAAGTTACGTCAAGTGCAGATCTTACGGCAACTCGAACCATAACACTTGCGGATAATACTATTTCTAAGGTCTGGTTGATTGAAAACGCTACATCTGGATCACAGATCATAACAATTAAACAAGGTACAGGAGCGACTGTAAATATTGCCAACGGGCAAGTTAAAATGATAGCCACTGATGGTGGTGGTACAGGCGGTATTGTTTACGATCTATTAACAGATGTAGAGCTTGCAGGTACAACTACTGCCACCGCTTTGACTGTAGATGATGTAGCTATAGATGGTAAAGTTATTACTATGACAGGTTCTTCTGGTGATACAGCTACGATGACTGTAGGTACAAATGGAACTCTAGCTGTCACAACCACAGACGGGTCTGCTGCCGCTGCAAATATAACGATAACAGCAGATGGTACATTTGAAGCTGCGGGTACGACAGTTACTTTAAATTCTTCTGGAGGGATTACTCTTGATGCAGATGGAGGAACAATAACATTTGCAGATGCAGGATCTTCTCTCGGTACAATTACTTCGTCTGGATATAGTGGCACGGCGGCTGTAGCTACAGTAGCTACTACAGTTACTATTACTGACAATGAAAGCACTGATGAAGATAATGCGGTTATATTTACCGCAGGTGGTGATGTTGATGGGGGTAACATAGGGCTAGAGAGTGATGGCAATCTTACTTACAATCCAAGTACAGGTAGGTTAACAGCCACACAACTTTCAGGCACTTTACAAACCGCTGCTCAAGCAAATGTTACAAGTTTAGGAACTCTCACAGCTCTTACTGTAGATGATGTGGCTATAGATGGTAAAGTTATTACCATGACAGGTTCTAGCAGTGATACAGTAGTAATTACAGCGGGCACAGATGGCACATTAAGTATTATTACAACAGATGCCGCCGCCGCCGCTGCTAATATACAAATAACAGCAGATGGTACAGCAGAGTTGGCGGGTACAACCGTTACATTAGATTCTTCTGGTGATATTACTCTTGATGCAGATGGCGGTAATGTTACCATAAAAGATAACGGCACTTCTATCTTAGATATTGCAAACAGCTCTTCTGACGTTGAGCTTACTGTAAGCACAGCAGATAAAAATTTTAAAGTAAAAGGCACTGATGATTCTTCTGCTATTACAGCTTTAGATATAGATATGGCACTTGCTGGTAAGGCTACATTTAACGGAGATGTAGTTATTGGTGGGGATTTAACTATATCAGGTGATGATCTTGTTATGGGAACTAACACTGCAGGTATGCTTCTTATTGCAGATGGCACTAACTTTAACCCTACGGCAGTATCTTCTTTAAGTGAAATTTCAACCGCTGCAGACGACGATGTACTTATAGCTATAGATACTTCAGGTGGGGGTCTTAAGAAAATATCAAGAAGTGCCATTATTGCAGGTACTGGTTCAAGTGGAGATTTAGCTAATGTAGTAGAAGATACATCTCCTCAACTCGGTGGAAACCTAGACATGAACGGTGCAGACATCGTTACCACATCTAACGCAACTCTTGATCTAGCTCCAAATGGCACAGGCACAGTTGTTGTAAGAGGCAATACCAACTCAGGCGCAATAGTTTTTAACTGTGAAAGCAACAGCCATGGGCAAAAAGTATTCGGGCAGCCTCACTCTGCAGGCGTTACAAATACTTTAATGTTACCTGCAGGTGCTAACTCAACATTAGTATCTCTTGTATCAACGGATACTCTTACAAACAAAACACTTACATCTCCTAAAGTTAATGAAGATGTAGCAGTAACATCTACAGCTACAGAGTTAAATCTGCTTGACGGTGTAACTGCTACTACAGCAGAGTTAAATATACTAGATGGTGTTACTTCAACCGCAGCAGAGTTAAATGCTTTAGATGGCATAACTGCAGTAGTAGGAGAGCTTAATGCTTTAGATATAGGTAGTACAGCAGTGGGTACAGCCGTAGCTTCTAAAGCAGTTATCCTAGACTCTGACAAAGACTACACAGGTATACGTAACTTTACGATAACAGGTAATCTATCTGTTGGTGGTACTACTACTGTAGTAGATACTGTAACCATGAACGCACAGAACGCTGTTGTGTTTGAGGGCGCTACAGCAGACGCACATGAGACTACACTTACTATTGTTGACCCTACTGCCGACAGAACTATTAACTTACCTAACCAGAGTGGTACTATTCCTGTTCTAGCCGCAACTAGTAACACAGCAGTTACTTCTACACCAGAAGAACTGAATATACTTGATGGTGTAACATCAACAGCAGCAGAGTTAAACATTCTTGACGGTGTAACATCAACAGCAGCAGAGTTAAATATACTTGATGGTGTAACCTCTACTACTGCTGAATTAAATATACTAGATGGAGTTACAAGTACAGCAGCAGAGTTAAATGCACTTGATGGCATAACTGCTGTAGTAGGAGAACTTAACGCATTAGATATAGGCAGCACAGCAGTAGGTACAGCCGTAGCTTCTAAAGCAGTTATCTTAGACTCTAACAAAGACTACACAGGTATACGTAACTTTACAGTGTCTGGTGAACTTGATGCAGCTACAGGTGACTTCTCAGGTGCAGTAGATGTTGCAGGGGCGCTTACCAATGGTTCAACGCTAGTATCTACAGGCAAGATTACAGCAGATGCAGGAATAGACATTGATAACTTTAACATTGATGGCACTACGATTGCTTTGAGTTCTGGTGATATGACCATTGATGCTGCTGCAGGAGATATTATTCTTGAAGGTCATTCTAACGGAACTGTTAAATTCACTAAACAAGGCACTCAGTATGGAACAGTTTTTAATGGTAGTGATGATTTAACTATCCAAGCAGTAGTTTCAGATAAAGATATTGTTTTTAAGGGTAATGATGGTGGGTCTGATACTGAGATGTTAAGGTTAGATGCTTCAGCAGCAGGTGCAGCTACCTTTAACAACAACGTAACAGCCTTCTCTGACAGACGATTAAAGTCTGACATTCAAACTATTGAGAATGGTCTTGAGAAGGTAGAGCAACTCAGGGGTGTGA